GTATTTGCTGGTTGTCTATTATACACAAACCATATTATAGTATCACATAATTTCCAATACTTCAAACATATATTTAATAATTCAAATGCTTTTATGGTTGTTTCACTATCATTTGCAACATTTAATAAAAAATAACCATCATCCTTTATTACCCGTTTTAAATCTTTGATCCATACTTCGACCCAATCTAAATATTGTTTATAAGAATTAAAATGACTTTCATATTTAAATCCTTTCCAATATGGTGGTGATGTAAATATTAAATCAACACTTTCATCATCTACTAATTTTAATTTTTCAACACAATCACCATTTATTATTGTATTCATTTATTATTATATATATTTTATTTTTTTTTAGATTGAACTTCTTCTTGAAGTATTTGTTCCAAGATATTAAATTTACTTGTATTATCCATACGAGTAATTTTATATATTACTGCAGATGAATCATCCACTCTTGCTAATTCTCCACTTGGGTCATGTATAGATGTAGTGATTGATGATATATGTCTATCTCTTGATATAGTAAATGCCATACCTTGTGATGATGTAAAATAATAATCACCTTCACCCGACATTTTATCAACCACTCCTATTATCGGTAATTTTAATCCACCCGATAATCCACCAGTATATTCACTACTATCAAGTAAATCAGTTCTTATTGTATAATAAGGACGAGACATAAATTTTGGTACTCCTTGACTTCGTAAAATAAAACTGGATGTTTGTTGGACGATCGCGGGACGATATGAATTGACTTGAACTAAATCTTGTGTGGGAGTATCACCAATAATTCCAACAAGGTATGGTTCAGTATTTGGTATAATCATGGGTAAAGGTATTTGTGTTGAATAAGTAATACCACCCCATATATTCATAGGATATTCTTTTAAATCTGTGGAGACAACTTGTGAATTAGTGGTTGCCAATTTTATTTTAAATATATTATTATTATCAACTCGTGCTTGACGATTATTTGTTTCATCTGTTAATGTTGGATTATATTGTTCGTATGTAAATCCTAATATACCAATTAATGATCTGTGCCAATATTGTTCGGGACAACAATCTCCAAAATTAAAATATATACCACAATGACTATCGAACACTGCTCCTACTTTTAAATTTACATTGGGAGGTGATAATTTAGTTTCAAATCCGTCTGTTTGTCTCCATACTACATCACTCCCAATTGTAGTTGATTGATTCTGTGCGGGTTGAAGTAATGTTTTTGATACATCTAATTCATATGGTTTTACATCGGGACAAAAACAATTATACCTAAATCTCTTGTTTATTTTATACACTTCTGTTTCTGCTTGTGGATTAATTGGAACACCCGAGACTTGTGTTTCAGTCCATCCCGCCACACCCGCCTTAGAATCTGTTGGGGGAATTGCGGGATGCTGTGTGATTTTTGTATGTTCGCTTCCCGCTGTATCTTCTTGTCCCGTGTTCTCTGCAGTATGTAATGATTTCCACCCAAAAGTTTGACTTACTGGATCAAATATGAGAGAGGGATTATTTGCTCCAACATATCTTAAAATTGATACATCGGCAACTGAATTTCCTTGTGTCATTAATGAATTATATGCGGGTTCTATATCGGGAGGTGGAGTGTCTTTTGTTGTATATGGTTGAATATTCATTTTACCATAAAAATATTCGCCAGTTGTATTTTGAGTCAAATATCCACCAAATCCTCCTAGTATTACATTGCCATATGATCGTGAATGCCAATCCCATCCAATACATCGTGTATTTTCATTAACTAATCTATAAGTTGCGGGTGGGACGGGTGATACATTATCAAACATATTGAAATCTAACCATTTTATTAAATCATTCCTAAATGAAATGTAGAATTTTTGTGATGTTGTATCATATATTTTAAACATCGCCCCATAACATAAATCATCTGCTTCAAGTCCAGTTGTTTTTTTCGTAGCATTTTTGGATTGATATGCAAAGAATATAGGAGTTGATAAATAAGCATCTCCTTCACCCCTATAACTATCATTTCCCAATCCCGATATAGGATTTTGTGCTCCCCCTCCATCTTGTGTATTACTACGACCATATATAGATGATGAAGCATTATCCAAATCTTTACGAGATAGGTGTAAGAATCGTGCCTCATCATATATATCACTGAATACTGCTTTTCCTACATCATTCACTTTATTATCTCCAAGTTTATCGAAAATAAGTTCTTTATAATACTTCTTTTGCTCTATGAATAAATCCCTAAATTTTTCTAGATTGTGATTTTTCCATTCATAATTTGTTTGATAATAATCTCGTATCCCATCTGTCCCCGTGCTTCCTATGGTTTGGTCGCTTGCAATAGTATTCGTTAATGTAGCAAATACATTCTCATCTACTCCATGTTTATCAATTAAATTTCCTAAATATGTATTTATTAATCTCCCCTTGACAAATAGTTCGGGTCTTTTTACATAAATGAATTGTGCTTGATTAAACCATCCCATGAATTGAACTAATTCAAATGGAGGTAAATTTAGTGCTGGTTGTGTGTCATCAAAAGGCGGATTATAAATTGCGGGTTCTGCTTCAATTAGATCCCACATATCTTTATGAGATTTCTTTGGAGACCAACATTCAAATGGTTTATATGTTTCTGTTTGATATGTTTGTAGTGTATCGGTTAAAAAATTGCTTTCTATAGTATTACCCGCCGTATCTGTATAACTATTTGGTTGCCATGTTGTAGGATCTGTTGTAGAAGGATAAGTTCCTCCATAATCATTTGTTCCATATCCATCCCAAGTTTTAAATATTTGGGGTTGTGTAAATGTCTTATCATTGTCTTTATCATATTCGTAAGTTTGTTGTAATTGTTCCGTGATAGTTTCCGCAATCGCATTTGGAGATGAATATCCCGCTGGAACACTAAATGATTTTAATTCTTTATATTCCGTGAAATCATCTAGAATAGGATTTAATTTTATTGCATAATCATTCATAATATCATAAAAATCTGTTGATGTAGTTAATACCCGTGTTTTATTTCTTATAAAACAAGTAAAACGACTATTATCAACAATTGGTTTATAGAATGTATCTCCAGCAGATTGAACTGTATTATTATCGTGTAATACTCTTCCAAATGAATATACATGATAATCACAATTAGCAATTAAACTTTCTTTATTTGGATTACCTATATTTATACCACTCAAGAATACTTCATTAGCAGTCGCCCCCGTAGGTAAAAAAGGGGCATCATCTCCTTCATACACATCTGTTAAATAATTATTTAAAAATTGACCGACTGCTGTTGGATTCAAATGTCTATCAAACCATAAATATTTGCGTGGATATGTGTAGTAATTTTCACCATTATTATTAATATAATATGATTGTTCCACTGTTATTTCATTGTCCTTTATCTCTTTTGTGATTGATGTATTTTTTCCACTATCCACATCAATCTCCATTCTTTCAAGAGGACGATTTTGTAAAGGTGGATCTGTTTTATCATTAAAATATTTAATATTAAGTTTTGTATATTCAAAGTCTTTAGTGATTGGTTTTCCAAATCCATCCTTAATACTTTCACCCTTTAATTCTATATTTTGTGATCCACATCCATCTTCACTTACAAATCCATTTAAAATTTCCACAGTATCACCCGCTTTTAAATCAATTGTATTTCCTAATCTACAAGTGAATTGTGCTGGTTGTGTATCATTCCCACTTGTTCCTTGAACTGATTGTTGTCTATTACATTCAACTAATCGAATGTCTGCAAACTCACTCATTTATAATATGAGTAGAATAAAAAAAGATATTATAGAAAACGAAAAACTACCGATTGACATAAAATCACTAATAGAATGGTGGCAATCAATAGTTCATATTATTTTTAAGCAAAATAGCACTCAAACTGCCCGTCAATGAGAGTGGCATATCGTAGCACTTCTAACCACGCTCTCTGCGTATGAGTGCTGTCCGCCGTAGGCATCGCCATATGTAATTCAATACCACGACTATCAACCCTATCAACACCAAGCATTTTCCAACCTTGCCAAAACTGAGTTCCCCGTAATTCTGCCGATGGTTCTTTACTTTCATATTTACCAATATTATCAGCAGATAGACCACCACCTTCACCCGAATAATGATCCCTTGAAACATAGGCGGGTAATCCTTGAGACCCTAGTAAATGATGGAAATGAGTGGCGGGATTGGAAACCGACTGAGGATATAAGAATCTACTATTTACAAATAGATTGGAGACGAGAGGTTGTCTCTGTCCCGTTTTCACAGCATCGAAAGAAGGTGCTTTGGCATTGTATGTTCCCACAAGATGTTTGTGAGGGTCTGCGTGGTCGTGTTCGTATCCCGCGATTACTTTGGAAACGACCATACCATTACCACCAATATTTCTTACAGAGGAAGATGCTTGTGCTTGAGTTTGGGAATTCTTGGATAGACGATAATCAACATAGTTGAATCGTAGAGAACTATTCTTTTGGCGATATTGTTCCATAAACTCACCCGAATAAAATAGATAATCTGCATATAGTTGTGGTTGTTTTATCTCCCACTGAATATTTGCTCCAGATTTCGGGGCACATAGACGAGTTCCTTCAGTTGCTACGGGTTGCCAATATAGTTCAATAACAACGGTAGGCATCATGTAGCAAGGTAATTGGTTGCCACTCTTTAAGTAAGGAAAAAGGTCATTTAAAGAAAGGGCAAATGTGCTTTCTTTTTCACTTAATAGACAATCTTGAACGGAAATACCAACCTCCGTGCGTGTTCCATGTGTGGCATCTTCATTGTATTCTTTGCCATTGGAAATAGAATATCCATTACTATCAGTCTGCCCTTTTCTGTTATTTGCTCCTTCATCATATATTGTTTCATAAGCAATCTGTCTGCCAGTTTTGTATTGTTCTCTCTCTTTGTTAGTAGAGTTGGATAAGAACATACTTTCACATCCCATCATTTGATTAAGATCCTCCGTAGAGCAGATTGTTCTGCCAGTTGATGTTTTTAAAACGGCACGCTGAATGAGTGAAAATAGACCCACATTTACATAGGGGAAGGCACGATTTGCTCCATCGTGTTTTACAGACACCACTAACTGAGAATTAGGGTGTAGGAATCCTTTGGGTTGTAGTTCGAACCTACAAAATTCTTGGTTGAAAACTACTGGGTCGCTTACATCCGTAGAAAACTGCAGAGCAGTATTCGTAGGCATAGAGCGAATGTTAAGAAGTGCGGGAGCAGTATTGGGATCTACCTTTGACATTTTATAATATTCTTAATATATTATTTACATACAATTAATTTTAAAAAATGGGTAAAGTATAGAAAATGCGTTTATTTTAATTTTAAATAAAATATATGTTATTATATATGGATTATCGTAAAAAACAAGATTTAAAATATGGACTTTCATGGGAACAAAAGATACAACCTACACTTGAAACTACATTTGGAAAATTAATTAATAATAATGATGAAAATAAATATTCACATATTGATTTTAAGAATGATAAATATGCAGTTGAATATAAAAGAAGAAAGATTAAGTTTGGAAAATATCCAACTTTATTCTTTGAAATGTTTAAGGTAAAAGAAGCAAGAAAATATATTGAAGAAGGGAAAAGGGTATTCTTTTGTTGGCATTGTGAAGATGACTTATTTTACTGGGAATTTAATGAAGAACAATGGTTTAGTGCGTGGGGTGGGAGAAGAGATAGAGGTAAAATTGAAGAGAATGAATTATGTAATGTAAGTATTGAATATATCAGTGCTCTATCTACTCTTTCTTTTTAATATAAACATCATTCATAACATCTGTAGAATGACCCGCTATATCTGCCATTTTTTCCATCTCTTCTTTTAAATCACCAAATTTATCACTTAATACAATCTTTCTAAGCATTGTGGTTGATATGGATTTATCGAGATACTTCTTTGATGTCTTTATGAATAACTGAGATAGAGCATTTCTTGTGAGAGGTTTGCCAGTTCCACTTGTAAATAAAACATCACCATTTTCAAGTTTATTCACTCTCATGAAAAATCGTAGGAGTTTTTCTAAGTCCTTTGGTATATCTAATACCTTCTCTTTGTACTTCTTAGATGTCTTATAATCATTGAGAATAAATTTAAGTGATCCTTTATCTAATCGTAGATAATTCTTTTCTTGTTTATTTTCTTCACTCAATTTATTATAATTGCGTTTGGTAATTATCTCCATTCCCGCCACATCATTTCTCATAGGTAATCTTGTATAGATATTAAATAATATAAATGTTTGAATCAAGTTCTTTTCTTTTGGAGTTAATGATTCTTTCTGCCTTAATTTCTTGGATTTAATTTCACTATCCATTTCATTTAGCATCTTTTGTAATTCTTCAAGTTTCACAAAGTTTGCTTTTTGCTTCTCACTAATTACACCCGTAGCATTATCATCTTCATATTTTTTATTGAGTTCATCACGGATTTCAGTATATTCATCAATTAACTCTTTCTTTTTATCCAATGCCATTAATAATATAATAATTGCATTGAAGTAATTTCTTTGTGTTGTGAAATGTTTATCATCTAACTTTTCTTTAACATCTTTTGATTTATCAAGAAAAGACCATGTATCCGTATCAAACATCTTTTGGAGTTTCTTTAAGTCTGCTTCATATTTTTTAACTGTGCTGTCTTTAACATTAGGTCTCGCTTTCTTTATCATATCTTTTAAATCTTCTGCCATTTATATATATATAATATAATATTTTTAAATCTATAAAAACGCGGAAAAATTAACGGAGAGCAGATTGTGAAATATTTGCAGTAAAACCTTGAGATGCTAAATTTTGGTATATAGGATTTTTTTGAACTCCTTCTAATCCAGTTGTCGTCTGTGTATCTAAATCCTTTTTTGCTACAGTCTTTTTTTCTTTATCATCAACCCAATCAATAACATCACTCACAGCATCACCCACCGCACCTACACCCGCACCCACAATATTTAATCCTACTCCTATCTCACCAAGAGTTCCAGCAGATCCTATATCAAGTGCCGACCCTACTGTTTCGAGACCACTTGATACTGTGCCCGCCCAGTTTGCTACTCTTTGTGCGGTTGTTCCACCCTCTTTACCATGTGCTTCAATTTCACCATATAATGATTCACCAAAGGATGCTCCTCCCGCCACTAATCCACCATATTTTAATACTGATGATGCCCCTCCCGCCACACCCTTAGCAATTTTACCTCCAATTCCTACTTCACTTCCATCTGCTTTAACTTCTTTAACTGCTCCCAATGTTTTATCAATTGTTCCACTAACATCACCCGAAGAAACAGATGATGCTATATCACTTACAGTTCCCACTGCCGATGATGCTCTAGTTGAAACATCAGCAATTGTATCTGCAGTTTGTGATAATGTATCATTTGCTCTTGAAACCATTGAACCAATACGACCTAATGTGCCACTTGTTTCTCCACTCTCTTCACTAATACTTGCTAATTCTGTGGTGGGTTCTTGTGTAGATGGTTGTGTTCGTAAATCTTCCATTTGTGGTGTATCGGTTGTGGATCTTGTAAATAATGAGGATACTCTATCACTTATACTTGGACTATCTAAAAGATTACTATCCGCATCTCTTCCTATATTTAAATTTCTTACATTTGATCCAAATATAGATGTGTCATCATCTATTTCTAAATCTGCTATATCGGGATCAATTCCATCTGTTCTTGGTGGTGCGGTTGTTGTCGGTGTAGTTGTTGTTGGAGTTTCTTCGGGTTCATCATCAAATAGAGGATCATCTTCATCAATTGCAGTTTCATCTGGACGGGCATATCCTTCACCTCCAATAAGTGCTTGACTACGAGCATATTGTTCTTGACTACTTGTTGCTTGTCGTGTTGCTGGGTCTTCGGGATTTAAGAAATTATTTATACGATCCGCAATGTTCCCACCCGCTCTTCTTAATTGTGCCAATCTTCCATTATTTCCTTGTGCTTCATTAAATGCTCTCATTTCTTCATCATCTTCTAATTCTTGAACTCTACTTCGTGCTCCTAGTGTTTGTGCTTTTCTTGATTGTATTCTATCAGCATCTATAAAATGACTATCGGGTGTTCTTGTAGATATACCAATTGAATCAACTCCTAATCCTTGTGATGGGTCTGCTGGAACAAGAAGGTCTGTCATGGTTCTTTCAAGAGGTCGGGAAACTTCGGGTTGTGGAACAATTCCTTGTCCCGCTATATCTTGAGGTCGTAATGTAAGTGGATCTACATCATCACCAAATCTTCTTGGAACTACAAAACTTGAATCACCCGTATTTTCTACTCCACTAAATGATTCAACATCGGGTTGTGATTGTAATGGTGGAATTCTATCATCTTCGGGAGCGGATTGAAGAAACGCAGACCTTCGTGCAGTTTGTTCTTCGCTTGGTTCTTCAACAGTTGTATTATCTGTTGGTGATTCATTGAGAACAGATGCGGGTTGTTGTTCTTCACTTCCTCCTTCTTGTTCGCCTACATGTGTATCGGTTGGAGTTTCCTCTGGTGATACTGGTGGTCTTCCAGTATTAGTTTGTGATTGTGTATCTCCACCACTAACTCCATCAGCATTTCTACCTTTATTTTTTTTAGCAAGTACATCATCTTTTTCTGCTCCAATAATTTCTGCCCCACTACTATCTCTCACAATGTCTCTTTCATCTTCTTCATCACTCACAATTTCACCCGCTTGTTTTCTAAGTCTCCTTTTTCTATTTCTTTTTTTACGAGCAATAACTTCATTTTTATCAAGTCTCACTTGTTTTAAATTATCTAGATAATTCTTTGCTGTGGATGCCCCACTGGCAAGTGTTTCAATTGTTTTACCAATTCCTAATGCTTGATCTCCATATTGTTCTGCAGTTAATTCTTCAATCTTAGTTGCTTGACTATCTTGCCATTTATTTAAAATATCTTGATTACGCTCTTGAATACCTTGAACTCGTGTAGCAAATGTATTCTGTAATCCATCAAGAGTTCCAGCACTTTCACTCATACCTCCATAGATACTCATTTTATATTATATCATACATAAATATATTTCTTTGTTATTATTCATTTTTTTCAAAGGGTTCGCTTTCTTCGGTTGGTTGTTTTGGAATTTCACTTTTCTCACCTCTACCAATAACTTTATCAAATCTTAAATAAAATGTTGCTGGATTAGTTTGTGCGTCAATATACAAAAAAGAATATGGTTCATCATTAATTGCATAATTATAATAATCCATAAACTTCTCCCCCGCAAATTCTTCATACTCTTCTTTTATCTTATCCAACTCTTTTGATGATTGTTGTTTAAAAATAATTACATTTGTAATATTGGATCTTATGATATTGGATATGGCACGAAATGACTGTGTAAGAATCTTGATACTAGTTTCTATATGACGGAAACGCGAACTAAGGAAAGCAATAGAAGAATTACGCTTGAAATCTTTATTGATAATATCATCGAATACTAACAATGCAGTTGGCATATCTTCCCGTTCATGACTTTTTTGTTCTTCAATAAATTTATCAATATAACTATCCTTATATCCATCTTCTACTTCAAAAGCATCTTTAAGATATTTTCCCTTTGGATCATTGTGGATACTGTTCGAATATATACGAACAATATCAAAATAATTATCTCCATACATATCTTCATTTCTCAAAAGATTTACAAGTAGATTTGTTTTACCTTGTTTTACAGAACCGCATACTAATAAATTAAATGGTGGTTGTGGTAAGTGTGGATGAACTGGTGGATACTTTGTTTTATCTTCTAAATCAATAACCTTTAAAACTTTTGGTGGCGATTTACTCATTATATATTATATAGATAAAATATATAATAATTTAAAACTTGCGATTGACAAAAAATAACTATAATAATGGTGGCAATCAATAGTTCTACTTTATTCTTACGCATAGGAATAATATCGATTGACACCATTATTATAGAGATTTTATGTCAATCGCCATTATTTTTATTCTTGCGTATAAAGTAGAACATTTAAAAGAAGTTCGACCATTCATTATCCTCATATGAAGGTGTGGATGTTTTCTTAATATTTCTCAATTGTTGCTTCAATTGTTCTTGTTGTCTATCCAAATCTTCTGCTTGTTTTTTCTTAGTTTTACGATCTTTCCTTATTTTCTCATATCCTAATATAGCATTTAATGATGCTCTTTCCATATCTTCTTGACTATATCCTCGTTGTTGAATTGGTGTGTTTGTTTTTGGGGTTGGTGGAGGTATATCTTCACGCACGGGTTTTGGAGAAGGAGGATCGGGTTTCTTCTCAATCTTCTTAGTTCTTCCAGTTTCTTCACGAAGTTTATCTAATTCTTGAGTCTTCTTTAATTTAGTGAGTTCCTTCATTTCCTTCTTCTGCCGACTATTTTCTCTCCTTACTTCCAATGCTTTTTGTCTTGCCATTGCAAGTTTCTGTTTATGCTCTTCACTCAATACACGCTTCTTTTTTTCCTTCACTGGTTTGACTTTAGGAGCATCACTAAATATATCAGTCTGTTCCATCTTTTTTTTAGGTATAGGTTTTACCTCCTCCTCTTCTTCATCTTCACTTGCTTCTATCTCACTACGGGTTTTATCTAACTCTTCAACATTCATGGATACATTGGGGGGTGTTTCCTCTTCTTTTTGTTCGGGCATAATAATTTCTGGCAAACAATCCATTTTTTACTTTATATTTTAACAAATATTTTCTTCTATTTCTAAAAATTACTAAAAAATTATATAATAAAAAATACATTAAATCTATTTTCGTTGGCGGAAATGAAGAACAACAATGGATCGTCCAACGAGATCCAATGCTAATGTTTCATCTTCATCGGCAATTGAAATATTTAATTCATTAACTCGTAGTTCATCACTATTGTTTAGTGGAACATAGCATCTTTCTTGTGGTTCATAGTATAGACCTACACCTATATCACGATTGCTACTATCAAAACGAGGCATATGATATAATATTTTAGATGGACGACCCACTCGTGCATTAATACTATCTTGTGTGAAATTGTCTAATCTTACAAATAATGATTTAACCATTGATGAGAAATTTGGTCTGCCTTCACTTGTATATGAATATTCTCGTTCATTGAGTAATTGTGTTCCTCCTCGTGTCGGTGTTAATACACTACGATTTGGAAATCCTAAGAGTTGAGACATATTTGCTTGTTCTGTGCCCGTATAATAATGTATAGATGGAGAGACGATGAATTGGATCACATTTGTTGAAAAATTATCATCAGTGCCACCTCCAAGTGGTTCATATGTATTTGTTGCAGAAAGAACCAATGCTGGAGATAAATCATTTAATCGTCCTAAACTACTATTGGAAAATATGTTTCTATTGTACCAATCATTTTTAACATTTCCATAATCAAATGTATAAGCAGTATTACTTGGAATGACACCGCCATATTGTTCTATTGATAAAGATTTACCACTCCCTCCAAGAACACATACTTTAGGATACAATAACCATTGAGACTGATTCATACCAGCGGGATAATTTGTATTGTTGCTGGATGCGTGTGCTTTGTGATGATCGAAACCCGATACAATGTCATATGTATTACCATCTGCTCCGCGACCGAGAGAAACAATTATCTGTTCGTTGATGACCTCAAGTTTAAGTTTAGAGTATCCAAGAGCATTACTACTCATATTATAACGATTGGCAGTGAAACCAACAAGAGGATTAAAAGCACCAAAATAAATAACCTCTTCTAAACAAGTTCCTCCTTCTCCATCGGGTTGCATTTGATGTATCTTGAATCGGTTATGTCCTCCATCTGTTGTTTGGTCGCATGATACAACGAAGTCATAATAATTATCCTCAAAAGATGGATATGGGTTAGTTGGTTTTGCAGACCCATCATTGAATCCAGTTGTTAAACCCGCATTATAATAATCGGTCATACCATATTCACTCATTACACCATTAAGACCACGAACTAATCCAACTTGCCACCGACTATCATATCCACTTGTGCGATCAGTTGGATCAGTTTGTAATCCATTTAAATCAACAATAAATATACCATGATTTTTCGATAAGGGTGCTCTTTTATTTACTAAACAACTAACCTCCCATTCACGAGTTGTAGGAGCACCACCAGTAATAATTGGAGCAGTAGGTCCAGTGGCATCATAAGCAGTATAGGTTAAAACACTATTTACATTAAATGGTGAAACCCATCCATTTCCAACATTATTATTTGAATGATTATTGAATGTTGTATCACTTATAATATTTGTAGCAGATTGATCCCCTTGAAATACTGAGGTTAATTTAAATCCTTGAAAAGATGGGTCTTTTGTAGAATCATATTCGGGGACACATATTAAATTTCCATAGGCGTCGGGGTGTGGCATACCACGATTCATACCTTCTTGAAATAATTCAGCAAATCTTTCAACAGAAACATTTTGACTTGATCCTCCACTATCTAATGTTGGATGACATAAAATAGGTTCTTGTAATTGGGTTCGTGAGTTCTTTTCTACAGATAATAAATCTTTACCGAAATACTGAAACCATACACTATTCCTATTAATTGGAACATCATTATTTTTATTAACCTTTACAGATTGAACTGCAACCTCACTATTGCGAGGAATACGCATTGTCTGTTTTAATGAATTTATCCATTTAAAAGGGGCGTTAAATTGACTATTTCTATTAAGGTTTTTATCACTATCGTTGGCACAAACAACTAAACTCATACTTTTTATAATTTTATCAAGAAAAAAAAAATATATATTTAATTATAAAAATAATGTCGGCACAACCAAAAGTCATGAAACAAGTTGATGAAGATGAATTACAGCACAAAGTCCAAGTTGATAAAGAAGAAAAGAAATATAAACCTCCATCTATATTCGAGGATTATAAAAAGAAACAAGGGGTAAAGAAAAAGATGGCAGTTGCAAAAGCAAAATCGGGTCATTACTCACAGACAAAACAAGCAAGGATCTTAGGAACTGGTGTATTTGGTGGAGATTAAACATACAAATCCATAGGCATAATATCTATATTTCTATGACTCACAACTTTACGATGATATTCTAAACAATCAATCTCCATATTATAATTAATTATATTTTCTCCATTCTTAGTGGTTTGTTTTTTCGTAATGAGACCCGAACATATCTTTCTATATAAATCTATATAGTGGATATATGCTTGATGTTTATTTGTAAGATCAATAGGGTCTTTTCGTCTTACACGATATACTAGGTTATATTCAGTTGTATATTTTTCATTTTGTTCTTTTGTAAGGGGTTTAATGTCTTCTTCATTTGGTAGGCGGAATTTATAAAATTCCTTGTTTGTCATTTGTAGATACTTCAACATTAATATCAATTTACCCTTATTACATTTTAACTTTTTCACACCAAAATCTTCACTCTTATTTATTTCCTCCATAAGTTCTACTTGTGTTTTAAAGAAGAAATTACACGCTAAGAAGTGTGATTCAAGTTTTTTAGCATTGAAGAATAATTCACTATATTCATGAATTGATCCATATGGTATTTTAAGAATTTCATTCTTTCTCCATATCCATTCGGGAAAGAACTTCTGTCCCTTCTTTTCCCATTCTCTATATTCCTCTACATTATTATCAAGTGCTTTTTTAATATCTGTAATATCTTCTGCATATTTCTCGGGTTCTCCAATATAATCTTCCAACTCTTCTTCATATTCTTCCTTTCTTTTTTGTAAGCAAGGATCAACTATGGTCTCCCTCCATTCTTTACATAATTCTTCAAGGTCATTTTGTTTCATTTCTTTCATATTTGCCATATCATCTATCTTACCTTTTGTATCACTCTCCACCCCTAATTTAAGTGAAATCTTAACACCCCGTTTTTTAAGGATTTGTATGAAATGTGCTTTTTTATTTGTATTATAACAATCATAATTATATTCAAATCGAGCATATAAATCCAAGTAATCATCTTTTAAATCTCCCGATGTTGTGAAGTGTTCTAATGATAATTTATGAAGTTGTTTGACCTCATCCTTGATTTCATCTATATCATGATATTTATAAGAAGAAACCCCTCTATCTTCAAACATAAATGTAATGTCTGTGATATTTCTACATCTACAAATCTGTTGAACCATTGCTACTGGGGTGATTGTCATTTGACAGAAGTAAGCAAATACTGGTCGTTTCATAACACTATCAAGACCATAAACAATCTTGGGTGAAAATAAGACCCTATCATAATCATCAAGATTTACTCTTCCCGATGTTTCACTTGTAATCACTTTCACATTATCCTTAAACATTTTATGACCCATAATATCTACAATTGTTTTACTGTCAGCACATACAATAAATTTAGGTTCTTTCATTAGTTTTTTCATAAACTCATCAAAATTGCGGATTTCTGTTGCTTTTACATTGTTATTGTGTTTGTATTGATTATCAATGAACCGATACTCAAGACCGAGTTGATTAAATATCATAAGGCAATTATCACTAATATCTGCATCAGTTCCTACAACTAAATCTGCCTCCTCAATAATTTTACGGAGCAACCAAAAGATAGATGATCTCTTGGAGGAACAAGTGGGACTTGTGATAAGATGTTCTATTAATGAATTATATTCATCAAGGTATATAGTATATCCATAAAAATTTTCCCATTCAACCATTTTACAAAGACTATCAATTGTAATTACAATATTACGACCTTCACAATCTCTCCAATCCATATATTCATTGTAATTCATATTATTTTGATTATATTCATCCATATCATCTTGTATCTCTTGATGATATTCACAATCAATTCCATGTTCCCTAAAAACTGCAGTTTGTTCTTCACCAAGAGAAATTCTTGATACAATTGATAAAAACCTCTTATTGTTATTTTTAAGATAATGTTTCATTGTAGTTGTTTTCCCAGTCCCAGTATCACTACGAAATACAAGGATTTTATGTTTATCACTAAATTCTTCAATAGCATCATATCCAAGTTTATCTCGATTGATAAAATCAGTTGGAGTTTCTGTATG